TAAAGCAAGAATTGTTTATGTTTTTTTTATGATTTATTTATGATTTATTTATGATAAGATAACTCAATCAAAACGGGAGTATTAAAGATGCAACAACGTACAGCTAAAGACATGATTCAATTTTTACCAAACTACAAATACATTGCTTATAGATTGCGTGTAAGTGTGCAGACTGTGCAAAATTGGGTTATGTGGAATTATATCGGGCGTGAATCGCGCATGGAGTTCTTCGAATTGTTAAAAGAGTTTGGATTCCCAAACGCGAGTTATGCTGAGATAGTAAAACTTGAGAAAAAACTACCAAAAAAAGAGGTATCAAAATGAAGCACAAAAAAAAGAAAAAACCAGTGCCACCAATAACGATAATTGGTGATGCGGTTACAAGGGAGATATTAAAGATAAAAGCGATTAAGGTACAATAGTTTTAAGGGTCGGGAGTTCCTAGCCGTAAAAAAGCCACTAATTAAAGTGGCTTTTTTATTGGCTAAAACGGGCAGAAATCGAATCCTTCGCAATCATTTTTCTGATAAACATATTCAACAGGCACAAAGCCATGCTTTAAGCACTCACCTTTTTTCTTGTTAAAGTTTGAGCATTCAATACAGCGATTTTTTAATGATTGCTCACATTCTGCAATCTGTTTTTTGATTGCTTCATACTCTGCTTTATGGTTCATGCTTTGCTCCAGTACCGTTTTTTAACTTCGGTATATTTTGATGGTAGAATGTCGATTGCGGTTATATTGTTGTAAATTGTTGATGTCCATATAAAATCAACAAAATCCAAAACATTAATCATGCTATCAAGTCTTCTATGGTGATCGCTATATAATGCACATAAAAAAGATTTAGTCTTCTTTAACCCAAACTCACTATGCTCAGGCGTTAGCCACTCGTAATACTCTGCCAAACCGCAATGATAAGTCACTTTGATACTGTCAGGCTTGCCTTGTTTCTTGTGTATCTTAAAACTCACTCGGTCAACATCTACACGCTGTATTTTGCGTTGGTCTGACAATACCGCACCATCAAACGCATTTAGCTCAAGGTTGCCTTCGGGGTCACGCTCAAAGATATGGCCGCACTCTGGACATTCACGGACGGCAGCATGAAGTATGGTATCGCAAGACGGGCATTCTTTCGTGGGCGCATCACCCTCGCCTTTGCCTTTGGCCTTGACTGTCACATCATCAATACATCCATGGCGCATGACGTTACCGCCATAATCTAATAATAAAGCATTCTTTTTATCGTGATATAATCTCATAACACGCCCGACAATTTGCACATAAAGCGCGGTTGACTCAGTAGCGCGAATAAGAACACACATATCGGCAATGGGAAAATTAGAGCCAGTTGTCAAGATATTGACATTGACGAGGCATTTTAGGCGGCCATTTGCAAAGTCATCTAAAATGTAATCGTTGTCAGTCTGTGAGTGATAACAAGCCGCGTTAATACTATGCTCTTTTATTAGCTCTTGAGTGACTTGTTCAGCGTGTTCTATTGATACACAAAAGATTAGCCATGCTTTGCGGTCTGCACCTTTTTTAACAATATCAGCAACAATTTCTGTCGTTTTACTCATGTATAATGATTCAAGCGCACTATCTAAAAACTCACCACCTTTGTGCTTAACTTTGCTTACATCTACCTTAACTCCGCCACCATTTGACACTACAGGACACAAAAAACCGCGCTTGATAAGTAGTTTTACATCAATTTTATAGGCTACTTGCTCAAAAATAGGCTTGTCCCATTCTGTTAAATAACCACTGTCTAAACGGTAGGGTGTGGCTGTCAATCCTAAAATCTTTAAATCAGGATTAACTTCTTTTAGNNTCAATGATAAGTATTTCGTAATGCTGGATTATGGCGTTGGCTATGCTTTGTATGCCTGCAAATACAATCTGTGCATCCTGTGTTTTTTGATTAAGCCCTGCACTATAAAATCCCGTGTCGGCATTGGGTAGCAGGTTTTTAAGCTCTGCCTCGTTTTGTTCTAATAGTTTTTTGCGGTGCGTGACGACTAAAACACGGACGCTATGTGTGATTGAGTCATGGCATATTTTGCCAATTATTAAACTTTTTCCTGCTCCGCATGGTGCTTCAATAATGCAGCTTGTGCCGTTCTGCCAGTACGCATAGGCGGACTCCACAGCATTGGCCTGATAGTCTCTTAATGTAATCATAGTTGGTTTCTCGGTTGTGCGGTACGCAATGACCGCACTTTAGTGGTGTGTTATTTTTGGCTAGGTAGTTGTTTTGCAAACTCTGACCAAAGCAAAGGCATTGATGAGGCCATGTCATAACGGTTTTTGGCAACATAGGCAGGGCTTGCACTTAAATTAAGGATTCGCTCACCTGTGGTTATTGCCCTGTTTCTGTCATCATTAAAGCCCTTACCTTCGGTTACTTTGATTATCTTTTTTAACGAGGCATAGCCAATAACATCGGCAAACTCACGACACAAAGCAGCCGCTTTTTTGTGTAGTTTTAAGTCGTGCTGGTCAAATGTTAGGTGTTCAGGGTCTTCTATTTTGTTGACTTGGCTATGTGCTGTCATAATCACAAGCATACCTTTGTCGCGGCATTTGTTTAATTCATCAAAAAAGTATGACCAAAACACTAAAGCCTCGTTATAGCCGCGGCTGTAGCCTATTTTTTCAATGCTTGATACTTTGTTATCAGTGCATACCTGTTTCCAGATAAGCGTTTCTAACCAGTCCAAGCTGTCAATAACCACTGTTTTAAAGTCGTGGTCTTCATTAGCCAAGCTGTCTAGTGCTTTCATTACATCAAGATATGACTCAGCAAGGGGGAAGCATGGCACATCAATTTCGCCTAAGCCGTCTTCTGTTTGGATAACGATAGGGTTAGGTGCTGACGTAGCAAATGTTGTTTTACCTAAACCACTTTCACCGTAAATAATGACGCGCTCGGTCTTTGCTTTGTTGCGTGTGATGCTGCTTAAAAATGACATAATCTCGTACTCCATAAAGTAAAAAAGCCGCCACAAGGACGGCTAGAATGTTCTTATTTTTGCCAAGGTTTTTTGGCAGGCGTGGTAGGTGCAGGTGCTTTTTGTTGTTGTGGTGGCGGTGTAAAATCAACACCATCAACAGATTTATAGCCGCCAACATCATTACTAGCCTCATACTCACCTTGTGCAGGGCGTACTTTAACTTTAATCATTAAAGGCTTATCGTGTAACTCTTCGCTTGATTGAGGAGACATAACGCCAACAGCGCGGCAAATGGCGGCCAAGTCTTTTTTAGCAATATCAACCGCTTTGTCGTTTGCGTTTTTAAGATTCAAACGTGCAAACACTAAGCGGTTGGAATATTGACCTTCAATAACTTGAAGTGTTAAAGACAAATACTCACCGTAGCCGTCACGCGTTGGTTTCATCTCTGAGTTGGAGATAATTGCTTGATACCAGCCAGCAGGGATTGGGTCGTAAGATGATGATGGTTCGATGGTGCTTGCATCAAAATTGTAGCCTGATAAATTGCTCATAATGTTTTCTCGTTTCGTTGGTTAATGATTCACTGGTTTCGTTTGTTTCGTGTGCCAGTGGTTGCTATAGTAATTATAATTTGTTACTCTGTCAACACTCACAAACAGAAAGAGGTTAAAATTATGTTATCGTTACCTGAGATTAAAAAGCTATTAGAAGACCGACAATTAAACATTGTTGCCGAAAAAGTGGGTATTCACTCAAATACAATTTATCGGTTGGTAAAGTTTGAACGTGCCGAATATGACACAATCAAAAAACTATCTGACTATTTAGAAGGACAATTAGAAAATGCAAAACAATAAGCAAGCGGCTCAAGAATATGTCAATCATGGTTTTAAGTTGTGCGCTGTGCGTGGTAAAGAGCCGTTTCAGAAGGGTTGGGAAAAAAAGCCAGTAATAGACCTGAATTTGTTTGACCATAATGGCATCGGCTTGATTCATGAACTTAGCGGAACTTGTACGCTAGACATCGACAATATAGAACACTCTCAGATAGCTTTAGAAGCGATTGGCGTGGACTTGTCACAGTTGATGCGTGATGGTGTGCGGATTGAATCGGGGCGCATGAATCGCTCTAAATTGATTTATAAAGCACCTGTCGGCGTAGAGCTAAAACGCCATGCGCTTAATTGGGTTAATGAATTAAACCCAAAAGAGTCGGACGTGGTGTTCGAGTTGCGCGGTGGTTTTACTCAAGATGTGTTACCGCCTTCTATTCACCCCGACACTGGCAGCCCTTATTTTTGGATAGGGGATTACAAAAACATACCTGAGTTACCGCCAGAATTATTAAATATTTGGACGCAATGGGATATTGCAAAAGACGTGTTAAAAAGTGCGTGTCCTTGGCACATTGAGAAAGAGGATTACAAAGCACAATCCGCACCTGTGCGCGTGTTTGGCAGTGATAATGACGTGATAGGTACATTCAATAAAAGAATGCCACTAGCGAACATTTTGAGTAATTACGGCTATAAACGCATTACTAAAACACGGATGCTGAGTCCACACTCTAAGTCAAAATTGGCTGGGTGTATTTTGTTAAGTGGCGAAGGTGTGGACAAAGTTTATATTCATCATGCAAGCGACCCTTTGGGCGACGGCTATGCACATACTGCTTTTGGTGTGTATTTGTATTATCAACACAACAACGATTTAACAGCCGCAGTAAAAGAGGCTGCTTTGTTGTTAGATATGGATTACAAAAAACCACCAGAAGATGAAACTTTATTACAGCAAGGCCATGATGTTGCCAATACGTTTTTAAATGCAAATGTAGTCGAGTTAAAACACGTACAAGTTGACACTGTAAAGATTGATTGTAAGTTACCAGTCGAGTCATTAAACGAGGTGGCCGCATGGATTAAGGGTCAAATTGGTACAGCCCCGAAGTATTCTATTGTACAAGCTACACTAGCCTTTGCTTGTGCTATGGCTAGTCGTTGTGTGCGCTTAAAAGATGGTACAAGCTCAAGCACATTTTTGGCCATTGTTGCTGATAGTTCAGCTCAATTACAGCCATTAAAAGGAATTTTAAACAGTGCGATTGATGCTTGCGGCGATAGACAAATAATTCGCGGTACTAAAATCAGCGGCTCAACTTGTTTACATAAACAATTGCTAACTATGCCGCGTATGTTTTGGGCAACCGATGACTACGCTACTATGATTAACTTTGGTAAAANNGCGTTAAGCGCAATAAATGAAGTCTATTTAAACAACACACTCTATTTAGATAAAGACAGCATTGGCGCGAGTTTTGGCAAGAAAGATGATGGCGATGATAAGCACATATCAGAGTACAACATCTATCGCCCTTCTTTAACGATGCTTAGTTTAATGAGTTATAAACACATTGATTTTGTGGCACAGCGCGACCAGTACAGCTTAGGCAGTTTACAGCGTTTAGTTATTGCAGACGGTGGCGAAAGCGTGTCGTGTGAGCGTGATTTTGACGCACCATTTCCAACAAATGTTAAATATGTGGTGAGTTTTATTAAAAAGACGGGTAGCGAGTTTATTGATATTGCATCAATGAATCCTGTTCAAAAAATTGCTGTTTTTGATTGCGACAACACAGCAAGCCTGTTTACTCATTCATTAAACCGAATTAAAGCAACGTGCAGCACAGATGAGCGTAAAGACTTAATCGGTATAGCATTGGGTTGGTGCGGTAGTTTTAAACGTTTGTGCGTGGCTTTGGGGGCGTTTAATAACCCTGCTAGTCCGACTATTAACGAGGCTATTGTGCAATGGTGCAGTAATTGGATTGTGTTTCATCTTGAAAAATTGTTAGCACGTTTAGAGATAAATGGACTTGATGAGGAGATAGGGATTGAAGAGGAAGTTTTAAATGTTGTGTATGACTTTGGGAAAAAAGGTGCATCAAGCCGTGATATTGGGCGCAAGCATCGAGCGTTTAGAAACTTAGACGCAGTACAAAAACTTGAGTTATTAGCAAAGCTACAAGCGCACGAAAAAATCATGGAGAAAAAAGAGGGAAAGGCCGTAAGATATTTTATGCCTGTTTTTTTTAAAAGTGATTGCACAACAAACGCAAAATAAGTTAATGTTGAGGGGTTGGAATGATTTCGACCCCTTGTTTTTATCCTTTGTGACGTTTCTATAGTTTGGGACACCACTGGGACACAAGCAAACCTTAGAGCCGCAAGGGCTACAAGAGAAACG